CGGCGCAACGTGGAGCATGGCCTCCGATTCTGGGAGCTCAGTACCGTGGGCGTGCAAGTGGATGACGGGAGTCGCTTGGCGGACGGCGTATCCTGCGGACTGGTGGACCCGGCTGGCATCAGGGAGGAACGGGAGAGGGTGTCTCGGATCGTATATGGCCCGAACATCGCTGGGTCCACCGCTCGCGCTGTCGCAGCCCTAACGGAGTGGATCGGTGAGTGAGCTACTGACGGTGGAGGAACTGCGCGAGCATGTGCAGACGGCCCTCGATGACGAGGCGCTCCAGCGCATCATCGACGGCAACGATGCGGCCATCACCAACGCATGCGGGACGCTGGTGCTCGGCGACTACGAGACTCCTGACGTGGTCATCGAGACCAACACGCTCGCCGTCAAGACCAACACGCTCTGGCTCAAGCGGAAGCCAGCCAGCATCGAGTCGGTCACGGAGATCGACACCGGCAGCGACGGGAGCGATACAGACCTCGTTGTCGAGGATGACTACTGGCTGGACGGCAAGATCGTGTATCGGCGGGGCGGCTGGTGGGGACGCCGGGTCCAGATCGAGTACATCCCCATGAATGACGTGCAAGAGCGGCGATTGCTCCTCGTCCAACTGTGCCAGCTCACCATCAATGTGGAGCCGGGGATGTCGTTCGCAGGAGCGGCGACGTGGCAGGAGACCTACAAGAACTTCGAGACCGAGAAGCAGTCCCTCATCTGGGCCTACTGCCCGCCTCATCCGTTCGCATGACGCATCGGCATGTGAATGCCGTCCGGTGCACTCTCATCGACCCGGTGGTCTGCCTGACTCCAGTCTTTGCCCATGGCAGCGATCGCCTCGTTGGGTTCCATCTCGGGCATGAGATACCCGGTCATCCGAGTGACGATTGGTGCTTTGGCTACATACGTCTACAGGAGTCCTACGGGCGGCCGGTCTGGGAGATGTTCGGGAGTCTGGAAGAGGGCACCTTGACTCTCGATCCCAGCATCACATGCCACACCAGCGGTGTTCCAGATTTCCATGGGTACGTTGTGGACGGTCGATGGGTACCGGCACCGTAACCCGCAAGGGAGCATTGCCTCTTTGGCCCCGGGAAGCACAATCCCGGGCATGCCCTTCCGTGGGGCATGGTTTGGTACCCCCGGGCACCCAAACGCCCGTTAGAGTGGCTTCCACAGGGGCAGTTTTCGAGGACAAACCGTGCGATTCACCAGCCGCGTAGCGATTCAGGTCGGGACCGAGGTACGGGACACAGCCGGAGGCGTTTCGTACACCTACTCGGACCTTGCTGGCTGTGAGTCTCTGTGGGCATCGGTGATGCCTGTGGTCAACGAGGAGTTGCAGGAACGCATGACGCCGGACGAGGAACGCTGGAACATCGTCATCGGCGGGCACTGGCCGGAGATCACCGTCGCCATGTTCGTACTGGATGCGGACGGCCAGCGACTGGAGATCAACCGGGTCCAGACCACCCTGCGACGGAAGCTCACCATCATCCGGGCGCGGCGAGCCAGCACATGAAGTCGACGCCCGGTGGCAACGCGGTATTCCACTATCGCGGTCGGGTCACCCAACTCCGCGCCGTCGTGGTGAACGGCCCCATGGTCGCGCTCGCACTCCAAGCGCTGGACATCAAGCTCGGTCGGGTCGCGGCTCGTGCAGCCGTGCGTGCGGGCGGGGAGGTCATCAAGAAGGCGTGGGCGGCCGGTGTGCCCGTGGATAAGGGTCACTATCGGGATAGCATCCAGATCAAGACCAGCAGCAGCAGTGAGGCCGGTGAGGAAGGAGGCCCGCGCACGCTCAAGGGAGCGAGTGCTGTCATCTACGTCGGCCGCGTGGCCGGGGTCGACGAGGACGACCAGCCCATCCACTACGCCAAGATCCTGGAGTTCGGCGGGACGTTGTGGAACGGTGGAGTGATCCAGCCCGGGTGGTTCGCCCTCACGGCGTTCGGCAACTCCGTCCCGGAAGCAGTCGACGCCGTCTCTGACACGTTGAGGTTGATTCTATGACCTTGGCCGAGGCGATGTACGCCTACCTCCAGACCCTGAGCGTCGGCTTGCGCGTGTACCCGCGTACACTCCCCAAGGACGCGGTCCTCCCAGCCATCACGTTCCAGATCATTCCGGCCGTCGGCCCGCTCAAGGTCCATAGCGATGCCCATGACGGGAGCGGTCCACCCGGTGGCCTCTACATGCGTGCGCGCATGCAGTGGGATGCATGGGGGACCGACTACTTGGAGGCCGAGGCGCTGGCGCGGGAGATGCGCCACGCACTCCACGGCTTCAAGGGATACATGGGCGATCTCTACATCGGGGCCGTCCACTTGGATATCGACATGGACTCCTACGATCAGGGCATCCCAACCTACCGCCGGATCATGGACGGGATGGTCCAATATCAGGAGGTGCTTGCGACCGGTTCATAAGCACCGCATCATGACCGCGCCACTCGGCCACACAAGGGAGGACCCATGAGCGAAGGGATCGCGACCCTTGGCACGACTATCACTCGGAACAGCGTGCTGATCGGACAGATCCAGGACATTCAGGGACCGCAACTCTCCACCGACACCGACGAGATCACTAACCATGACTCGCCCGATGGCGTTGAGGAGTTCTTGGTCACCATCAAGCGGACGGGCGAGATCACGTTCCCCGTCGTGTTCAACGCGGCACTCCCGGGCCATGGGTCCACCAGTGGACTCATTCAGGGTTGGCAGGACCGCAGCCTCGACGACTATGCGATCACCTATCCCGATGGCAGCGGCTGGACCCTCGAGGGGTACGTCACCGGTCTTGAGATGTCCGCCCCTGTGGACGGCCACCTGAGCGCAGACGTGACCATCCGTCCTGCTGGTGCTCCCGAGTTCGTCGAGCCCACTGGTTCGTGACCCGAGGCGTTCCGGTCTCTCCCATTGAGGAGCCGTCTACAGGCGGAGAGACCGTTCGCATCCTTGGGCGCTCCGATATTCTCGAGGCTGTCGACCTCCAGCGGGAGATCGTTGATGTTCCAGAGTGGGGCGGCAGCGTGTACGTGCAGGGGATGTCCGGCACCAGCCGGGACTCCTTTGAGCGCAGCATGGTCGAGATCCGTGGCAAGGAGTCCACGGTCAACTGGAAGAACCTGCGAGCGAAACTCGTAGCGCGGTGCATCGTCGATAGCGAGGGTGTCCGCATCTTCCACGATCTCGACATCGAGGAGCTCGGCAACAAGTCAGCAGCCGCGCTTCAGCGTGTGTTCCTCGTGGCTCAGCGTCTCAGCGGCATGGCCGACGACGAGGTCGAGGAGCTCACCGAGAGCCTAAAAGACGCCCCGAGCGAAGATTCTGGTTCCGCCTAGCACTTGCGCTCGGTCTCAGCGTTCGAGAAGCTCAGGAGCGAATCTCCAGTAAGGAGTTCGCGGAATGGATGGCGTTCTACCGGCTAGAGCCATGGGGCTTCGATGCTGACAACTGGCGAGCGGCGCTGGTCGCAGCCATGGTCGCCAACACCGTCCGCGATCCCAAGAAGCGACGCAAGCCCTACCAGCCCGTGGACTTCATGCCCGACACGGATACGAGTGATGGTGGCCCTATCGATCAGCCCACCCTCACCGCTAAGGTTGACATGATGATGGCCGCGTTCGGCGGCAAGATCAAGTCGGCACAGCCCGAGTCGAAGCGGAGGCGCGAGAAGTAGATGGCGGGGACGCTCGCGACTCTCCGGATCCTCCTGTTCCTGGATACGGCGCAAGCAAGCGCCGCACTCGGGATGATGCAGGGTCAGGTCGCTGGCCTCCAGAACCGCATGAACCTCGCCCTCGGTGCTGTGGGCGTGGCAGGGACGGTCGCCGTGGGGATGGCGATCGATCAGGCCATCAAGTGGGAGGACGCCTTCGCTGGCGTCGTCCGCACCGTGGACGTCGGCAACGGGAGTCTCGAGGAGCAGCACCAGAACATCGCGACCCTCGAGAAGGACCTGCGGGACGTCGCCAAGACCACGCCCATCGGGCACGAGCAGGTCACCAACATCGCCGAGTTGGCTGGTGCCCTCGGCGTGTTCCGGGATGACATCCCCGAGTTCGTCAAGTTGTCGGGCACTATCAGCACGCTGTCGGATGACCTGTCGCCAGAGGACACGGCCTACGCCCTCGGCAAGATCCGGACGGTGCTTGGCCTCGCCGTGGAGGATTTCGGCGCGTTCGGCAGCGCCTTGATCAACGTCGGCATGAGCGGCGCGTCCACCGAGGGTGAGATCCTCAGCATCACCGAGCGTATCGCCGGTATCGCGGGCACCTTGGAACTGACGACGCCTGATGTCCTTGGATGGGGCGCAGCCATCGCCAACACTGGTGAGCGCAGTGAGGCAGGAGGTAGCTCCTTCCAGCGCATGGGTCTGTTGATGCAGAACGCCGTGGCGACCGGAGGTAAGAGCCTGCAAGCCATCGCGAGTGCCGTGGGCATGAGCGACGAGGCATTCTCCGAGTTGTTCCGGCGGGACAAGTCCCAAGCCATGCAGATGTTCATCAACGGCCTCGGTGACATGGACAGCGAGGCTCGTCAGGCCACCATGGGCCTCGCCAAGATGGGTGACGTCCGTATCACCCGCATGATTCTGAAGCTCGTTCAGGCGATTCAGACCGGCAACGAGGGCAACCTGAACGACGCCTTGGAGCAGTCCAATGAGGGGTGGACTGACCGCAACAAGATCTGGAAGGTCGCCGCCGAGCGGTGGGACACCACCAGCAAGAAGATCGACATCCTGGTCAACAACCTCGTCGACCTCGGGATCACGTTCGGAACGGCGCTCCTGCCATACGTCAACATGGTGGTCGAAGCGCTCACGATGTTCGGTGGCGCGATCAACACGCTGCTGACCAGCGTCCCGGGGCTGTCGGACCTGTTCGCCCCGCTCATCGCGGCAGTGATGGGCTTCCTCGCGCTCAAGTTCGGCAGCAAGATCCTGATGTCGTTCATGCCCGGTGC